GTAGTACCCGCGATAGACCACACGGACTGTGGCGGTACTTATCCAGTACATGTCGGTATAGTAGGTAGAAGATGATCCATTCAAATTACCTACCGGAACCATGTCCATATACTTGCCGTGTGCCACGCCTGAAATCCACTGTCCGCTGGCCGTTTTGCCCTGCACCCAGCGCACCGTGCCGTCCGGCATCCAGATGCGCCATTTGCCCACGTTGCCGCTGTCGTTCGGCAGATCCACGCCGTCCATCATGTCATACTTGTTGCCGTAGATGTCCTCATAGCCCAGGCAGCAGATATTGTTCACCTGCACCACAGTCGCCTGTCCGTATTCGTCACGGCTCTTATACCAGGCAAACTGGTGCACCAGATCTTCAATCAGCGAATTCGTGATTTTGTTGTTGATGGCATACGCTTCATCGTAGCCGATGGTGTCTGTCATCCCGTGTTCTGCCGTTCCACCCGTTGTCCGGTTATTGTTATGCTGACCGGCACCGCATTGTTCCTGCATGTCCCTACGCCCGTACTTTGCATAGCTCAGGTTCGCGATGCGGCTGTGCATCAGCGCATCTATCTGCTGCATGCCACGCTGCTGGCTGTAATAGTGGAAGTCCGTCCAGGTCATGCTTGCCGTGGTCGAAGCTCCGGTTATGCAGGCACGCAACTTGCTGCCCACTACAGAACTGCCCACAACGGCACACAGATGTTCCTCATTGGCCACCCAATCCGGTTCCATGTCCTCTATCTTGTCGCTGTGGCTCAGCACCACGCAGTCAAACTCTGCCGTGTTCAGAATGGAGAAATGCAGGGCTGTAGCACGTTCCGGAACGTCTGCTATCAGATACATGCCGGCTTCAAATTTCAAGCCGATGGTCGGCACCACAATACTCTTCAGGATGTTTCCCTCCGCATCAGCAAACACACTGCCGATAAGCCCTGTTCCTGGAACGCTCGGGAAGCGGACACGTCTGTAACCCGACACGTCCACTTTGCACACGGAATAAGCCTTGTCCGTCGTATAGGATTCCATCAGCGTGGGCTTGCCGCTCATGATCTTGCGTTCACCCAGCCAGCCGCCCTGTGTCTCCTTGATGGCATCCAGTGTCAGTACCGTCGCGTCCGGAATCGGGGGCATTTCGTCCTCCGGATAACTGCTGTAGCAGGCGTACTTCTTGTTGTTCAAATAATCGTTGATGCC